ATCTCTAACTCACCCAACTCTTCTTTGTCATCATCAACTAACATACTTTTTTCCTTTTCCTGCCGTTAATCGGTTGTAGGAGATTCAACTCGGCATAATTGCTTATGAGTTGATTTTGCGTTCAGTTTTTAACTTGTCTAAGTGGCTTTTCTCGAACTTCCCATGCGCTGATGGAAACGCTCCAGACCACCCTTCTAAGCGAAAAGCTGGCGCTGAGAGAATGCGATGAGAATTCTCACCACACTCACACTTTAGACTTGTTGCCTCATAATCAACAAATCTTTCTGTCTTATGCCCGTTTATACAGGCAAATTCATACATTCTTCTCATTTAAGTCCTCAAATGCTCTTTCGCTGACTTGTTTTAAGTTCTTCAGCCAAATAAGGATTGAATACTCACCTTTTCTGAATTGTAGACTTTTTTCATCTGCAATCGTTGCGATATTATTCAAAGGCTCTATCATTTTGTCAATATCTTCCATTAAATCTATCCACCCTTGAGTAGACATCATGTCAAATCGAGCGTCATAATAATTTTGTAGTTCAGTTGTCATACGTCTTCAGCATCCTCAAAACCAACCTGATTCTTTAAATCAGCATATAAACCATCCATCAGATTTCCCTGTGGAGTTGGGCAATAGAAGGCGTGTTGTGCAACTTCCTGTGCGTTTGCTTGCCTTGCATCAGCATTGGCAGACACAGACACTTGATATTGCACTTGATCTTTGTTGCCAAAGATGTTGGTGATACGGGCATAAGCGTCTGTGAAGGGGACGCCTACATTGCTTGTGGGGATAGAGATTTTCAGAGCCATTAGTAAGTCACCTCAGTTGTTTCGATTTGTACTACCCAGCGAATTGTGGTGGCTGCCTGACCTGTAACAGTCACAGCGATACCGCCGCTGGTGGTGTCAGCAGTGACCGCCAAAACCCAAGTAACAGCGCCAACGTCTTGAGCAATAACAGTTGGAGTCACAGCCGCAACCAGAGTTGTGGATGCAGCGTTAGCACCACGCTTGATTACGCCTTCAAACTTCCAGCCTGATGTAGCACCGCCACCAGTGACGTTGGCGATGCAAGTGCCTTGGAATGTGTAGGCGCTGTTGTTGGGTAGGATGACTTGGTTGGTTGTCCCGCCGCCAGAGTTATTGCTTGTCAAAACTGTTGCAGTTGCATCTGTAGTTTGCTTCGCCAGTAAAAGTGTTGCAAGTTGATGTCTACCACCTGATGACGCAATAGGGCCATTACTTGCAGGCGTAACAAAATTTCCAACAATAGACCTTGCTGTGCCGCCAGTGCCGCCAATGACAATGCTGACTGCGCTATCTGCTGTGTTGCTTGAACCACCAATGGCAGCGGCACTACTACCGCTTGCCGTGTTGCTTGACCCACCAACAACAGCAGAACTTGAACCGCTTGAAGTTCCGTTGCCAATACATACAGCACCACTTCCAGATGCAGTAGCGTTCTGGCCTCCCAAACACACTGAATTAGCTCCAGATGCAGTAGCATTTGCTCCAGCAGAAATGGCGTGGTTTGCGGTGGCGCTAGAACTTGAAAGAGCCACTGCTCGGTAGGCGGGTGATGATACGGGCGACTCAGTTAAAGAAAGCCATCCAGTTTCGGCATTACCAGCAACCCCTGCTGAAATTGCATTTTTACAATATACAAGCTCTAAAATTCTTCCTGGAGTTCCGTAATAAATACCAGAGGCAAATTGTGCGGCTGTTCCATCTCTTGCATCGCTTGAATATATGTTTATGCCTTGGCTGTTGCTTCCGTATCTGGCAACAATAAACCTGATAACTTTGCCTTCAGGTGGGGATGTTGGCAAGTAAACTCGTATAGTGTTGGTTCCTGCTCCCGTTCTAAAATACTGAATTGGAGCGCAATCATCTGTTAGCGAAACGGTTCTATCGGCAGAAGTAGATGCTTGTGCAGAAAAGAAATCCCACACCTGAATTGCAGGTGTGTTCTCGGATGCAAAGCCCGTAAACATTAGTAATCCCCACCAATAGCAGTCAGGTGAAAGCCTGCCGCTACTGCTGTACCAAACGTAGCGTACACACGGTAACCCGCCGCCAAGCTAATGTTTAAAGGCAAGATAATGTCAGGTTGTTCTGCTGTTTCAGAAACAGTTGTTGCAGACAAGGTTCGCTCAAGATACAGCGTGTTGTTGGCGGCTGTGGTGGTTACAGAACCGTTGTTGATCCAGATACGGATAACAGTTGCCACGTTAGTGCCAAGCGCCCTGACCTTGATGAAATCAAGCCGTGAGCCTTCCACTGCACCCGCTGTTTCAATCGGGCCGTAGATCGTACCGCTGCTCAGGTCTTTGGTGGTGTTGGCGGTTACGCCAGGAGTTGCCGCATTAGCCGCAGCACCACTTACCCAAGAGTTAGCAGGGATTAGCGGAAAAATAGGGTTTGTATTCTGTGCCATTTACATTGCTCCAATTGACCAAGATTGTAATTTAGGAATAGGGGATGATGAACCACCAGTTGATGCGATAGTGATACCACCTGAAGAATTTGTAATTGTGATATTGCTTCCAGCAGTCAATGTTGAATATGAAAACCCAGTCCCATTACCAATTAACAATTGACCATTAGTCGGAGTTGATGCAAGACTAAAAGCCAATGTGCCACTTGTTGTAATTGGCGATCCACTTACAGACAAAAATGATGGGACTGTTGCCGCCACGCTTGTGACTGTTCCACTACCTCCACCGCCACTAGCATTGATTGTTTGATTTGGGAAAGAACCTGAAATTGTGACGTTTGTTCCAGCAATCAATGATGGAGTTGCTGTGCCTGTACCGCCATTAGCTACAGCCACAACACCTGTGACATTAGATGCTGTTCCTGTAGTGTTTTGGTTTAATGTCGGTACATCAGCAACTTGAATAGCTGACATGACCACATCTGTGCCATTGCCACGCAAGTATTGACCAGAAGTAACAGCACCAGCCAACGCATCCATTGCATTTTGCCGTGTTGTCTCACCTGTACCGCCATTGGCAATTGCTACAGTACCTGTAACATTAGAAGCAGTACCTGTGGTATTTTGATTCCATGTAGGAACAGTTCCAGACAACTGCGAATAAGGCAAACTTAGTGCGCTTAAAGTTGTCAATGTACTGTTGCTAGTAGCCGTGATGTTTGCGGCAGTACCAGTTGTATTTTGATTTAGAGTCGGTATGTCAGAGGCGACAATTGCTCTAAACGTAGGAACACCAGAAGAACCATCAGGAGAAGCAAGTACATAGTTTGCTGTCTTACTTGCATAAGGGTTTAGAGTATCTCCATAACCGCTTGCGAGACTAATAGCTGGTGTTGCACCACCACTAGAATTTACTGGAGATGTCCCTGTTACCGATGTAACTGTTCCATTTCCTTTATTATTAAAAGTTGTCCAATCGGCAGAACTTAAAACACCTCTATTGCTTGCAGAAGCAGTTGGGACATTTAAAGTAATAACTGGTGTTGTAGTTCCATTGGCTACAGTAGAACTTAAATCTGTTCCTGATGTACCTAAAGTAAGCGCACCTACACTTGTAACAGTACCCGCTGAACCAAAGTACGGCAAAGTGTTCCAATTGTCCGTACCATTGCCGACTTTAAGTTTTAAAGTATCAATTTCAACGCCAACTTCACCCTCTGCAAGAATGGGGTTTGTTGAAGTCCAATCAGCCGCATCACCACGCCTGAGTTGTATTTGAATTGCCATTAAATGCCCCCTGCATCAATAGGAGTGACCCCACCATAGATGCTAAATGGATAACCACCATCAAGATTAGCAAATGCTTGCCCGTTTTGTCCAGAAACGCCAGCAGCGCCTTGTGGCCCACGATCGCCCTTCTCTCCAACAACGTCACCAACATTTATTGTCTTACCATCGGAAAAAGTGACAACCAAAGACCCATCAAAGTCTATTTTAGTGCCAACAATGGAGACTCCATCTTCTCCATCCTTACCATCAGCACCATCTTTGCCATTATCACCATTTTTACCATTTTTTCCATCAATCCCACGCTCACCTTGCGAGCCTTGATCACCTTTTTCTCCCTTGTCACCAACAGGGCCTTGTAGTTTCTTTACATCAAGGATATGGTTTTCAAGTTTAGGTAGTTGTTTATCAAGCAGAATTGCCAATGCAGACAACTTTGCATCAGTTGACGCATCTGATAGCAGTATCTGCTTAATATCCATCATTGATTAACAATACTGTTAAGAAAGTTAGTATCTTTTGTTTTTTGCTCATTCTTGTCCATGTTTTGCAATTGAACAACCTTTAACTTGTTCTCAATGTCTTTTTCTTTGAGCATCAATTCTGCAATTTTGACACGTTTGTTGAACTCTTTTTCAGCCAAAACGTCATTATCAGGCAAGTTTTTAGTGGTTGCAGCAAGTGTCTTAGCTTGGACTTCTTGAGGCATTAACTGTGTTTCAGTCAACAATTTAGCAGCTTCCGCACGATTTTGCTCTGCTTGTGTAGTTTGAACAGCAATCTGAGCCTGTGCCGCTTGCATAGCCAACTCAGCCTGTGCTTGTTGCATCTGCTGTGCTTGTGGATCAGGTTTGCTCATCTCATCCAACATCTGAATCAACTCAAATCTGTTAGACAGAGATGAATTAGCCATGATTCCCTTCAGAATGATAGGCAAAACAGGCGTATTCGGGCCAAGAGTCTGCAAAAGCGCAATGAATTGTTGTTGCTCATGCTCTCTAGCGATGATTCCAAGTGCAGCCGTGGGAATAAACTTCATGTCCACAGTAGGGTAACGCTCGGGGTCGAACTGCATATACCGATAAGCGGCTTTGGTGATGAAGGGGATCATAAAATCCTCTTGAAAGTTCACCAAGGTACGCTTGTATTTCTTGATAATCGAGGCTGTAGCCATCGAAATACCACCCTGACCCGCATCCCTAGAGACAGCAGTAATCATTCCCTGAGAGTCAAGTGTTCCTGTTGCCATCAAAAGCATACGCTCAAACTCTTTAGCAGTTGTCAGGTTAGAACCATCAGTATTGCCAAACTTGAACGGGAACAGAATCTCATTGGGATTGCCGTTTGTCAGGATTGCTTTGCCTGGCTTTACTTCAAACTTAGCACCACGAGGAAGGCGAGTAGCATCCATGGCCATCATTGGGCTAGTTGTGAGCGCTAGAGAATCTAAGTGGCTACGCACTTGGGCATCAATAGCCTTTTGTGAGTTGTAAGCCTTCTCAACAGTACCACGACCCAACAAGCGATTAGGAACTGTGTCATCCTGATAAGCAAGAATCGGTCTATCCTTCATCATGTATGGGTTCTTTTCTGCTTTTAGAAGAACACCATCATTGGCAATCACTACAATTGCCTCAACCAGATCGGAATACTCGTCCTGAATAGTGTCATCAGGGAAGAAATCTTCTACTTCACCATCTTCGTTTTCCAACTGTTCTAGGTACTCACGAGGGACTAAGCCATAGTAAGTAAGTAGTTTTACCTTGTCATCTTCGTACTGGGAGACTTCTTGTGTAGGCTCTAAGTCCGTGTCCATTGAGTCAGTACCAACCTTTACCTTGCGGTAGATACCTTCTTCTTGACCTTTAACAATCTTGTGGATAGAGACATACTTCTCAATAGCCACACCCATACAGTCATCAATAGATGTTCCATTAGGGTCGAACAGGAAGTTACGGGGATTAACAGGAACAATCTTGACTGCAATGCGGTCTTGTTCTACTACTCCAATAGCGGCTTGACCTATTTGACCAGGTATTGCTTGAGTAGAAGGAACATAGACTTTCTCTGTTTTGACAACAATCTCACCAATGCCAGTACCATAAATCTCAGCCAACAACTCAATCTGGTCAATAGACTTGCGAATCTTGTCTACTTTAAAGTCTTCCATGAGTTGTGCTTTGATGGCAACAACATCTAAAGGACTACCATTGACATCACGAATATCGTCTTGAATATCAAAGAACTCACCCTGACCAAAGATGGCTTCCATGATCTCGGCATGGCGTGTCTCTACCGCTTGTTGGGTAGCGGGGGTAACGATTCTTGAACGCTCAGAGTCCCTTGTCTTATCTTGGGCATCCCACTCACCATTGAAGATACGCTCGTACTCTAGCCAATCATCAAGACAGTTAACATCTCTCCAATCCCTCCAACGATCACAATGGTTAACAACAAAGTTAACTATTTCCTTGTCTGAGTCACTAGGTTCTTGGAATTCGTTTTGATCCATAATCAGACCTCATAATGATTGTTCTTACGCATATTCTCAATTGCGGGAATAATTTGCAAGTTGTTTGGCACATGAAGTCCACAAACAGTTTTGCCCTGCAATGGGATTATATGGTCAACGTGCCAATTTTGACCACTATCTCTTGACCTCATGGCTGCCACTTGATAATAGCATTGTATTTTTAGGCGGTCAAATTCTGTTAACCAAAGTGGTGTTCTTAGCAATTTTGCACTTTTACGATTCATTTGAAGTTTGGCACGAATAGCTTTATTCTTTTGTCTGTAGTTTTTTAAAGCACGTAAATGTGTTTGCCTTGTTTCACCAGCAGATCGCCTTTTTCTCGCAGATGCGTTAACTTTATCTTTGTGTTCAGAGTCATATTGCCTATCTCTTAAGCATTTGCATTTTTTGCAATATCCTTGCAATCCATCTCTACGACTCTTATTTTTGAAAAACGAGTCCACCGATAAAGTTTCTTTGCATTTTGAGCAAAACTTTTTGTCAGACCCCTGAAACAACATCAACTGGTTCCCATTCGTCATCATTATCTTCTTGAAAATAACTTGTTACGGCAAGTTGGTCTATGTAGCTCAAACTATCGGGTAAATCGTCGTGAACGCCTGTGGCTGGAAATAAAATGAGTTGATCAACAAATTCGTCCCAATCTTCCTCTGAATTAAGAATGATTCTGCCATGTTCAAAGCGTCCTTGCAATGCCCAAATAATCCTATCTGCTTTTTTCTTGTTGCCATGAGTAAGGTCTACTATATGAGCGTAAATATTGTTTTTTCGCATTAAATCCGAAAGATATGGCAGAACGGCATTTTTCAATGCCCCCTTTTCAATACCTACGGATAAAGGGCGGTAATCTCTTATTGCCATCAAGATATTTGACGCTGTAGTTCTAATGTCCCATCTCCCGTGTTCTATCTTCTCAACAAACCACTTTCCATCGTCTGTCACCTTCACTATCGAGATAGCAGACTCGTCCAGACGCTTCTTAGAGTTA